GGGAAGAACTATTTCCATCCTCGGGTGTTGACGATTAATTCACAAATGTATCGTCATATCCCTTCGGAGAAACGGTTCTGTTACCTTGGTTATTTGAACACTGGCCTCTTGACGGGCCAGTCCAAGGTGACTGGTCGCGAAAATGCTCGCTTGGCCCCCATTTGGGCTTACTACAATGAAGTAGTGCCTAATGCGGTTCGGCCTGAACGTGCTCATAAACGTTTCGTTCACTATCATCGAGAAGCTCTCGAGAAGTTTACGAACAAAGGTGAGTACAACCTATTCCTACCCTTTCATCGGGGTGGTCTAGGGTTCAGTCCCGTTGCCAAGGTGCAGTTGACCTCTTTTCAGAGGCGTTTCGCGACTTACCTAGAGGGGGCTTTTCGGTCTCGAGTAGCCGAGGGTATTGTTCCGAGGGGGGAGACAGTGGGATTGGTTCGTCAAGAACCCACATCCAATAGTCCCGTTTCCCTTCTTCACAACCCCCGCCTCTTGCTGGAACCTAAGATAGGTCCACTCGAAGAAAATGTTGTTGTTTTTGAACCCCGTGAGTTGAGTCTGCCCATCCTTGCCCTTCCGGGTGAGGTGGAGAGGCCAGAATACAAGATCCGACAGCCTAGGCGGTCGAAAGTCTTGTTCCGGTCCAATCCATCTCCTCGTATGGGAGATGCGCAGGTCTTCTCTTGGCCATGGAGGTTGGCGGAGGAGGTTGGGCTCACGGCCTAACCCTCTCCTCCATCCGATGACCTGAGTAAGTCGTTAAACTACTCGATGGGGTCTAAAGAGTTAAAGAGCCCAAAACGGTGGATCTTTCGAGGATCCGGGAAAGGTAGTTGCCTTCCCCCGGTGAGAAACTCCTTAATACTTCCGTGCTAAGTCGCTACAGCTCATTGTCAAGCTGAGTGCCAGCGTAAATGCCGACAGACTGCACGGGTTCACCTCTGGTTAGAGGTCTCTTTAGATGTACAGTCGCACCATGTGCATGGGTGGGATCCCATACAAAATGCAACGAAACAACAAACAATCCAAGCTCGCCCAAAGGGCTGGGCAAATTACTAAGGCTCCGGCGGCTCAGAATCGCTCTACCCGACAACGGGGAAAGCAGACGATGACCTACCGGGAGTGTGAGCGTGTGGCGACGATCGCTGGTGCGACGTCCTACACAGTCGTAGCCAATCAGGCCTGTAATCCAGGTCTTTCAGGCTCCTTCCCATGGCTTTCGGGCCACGCTGTTCTCTTCGAGAAGTACCGTTTCAGGAAACTGATTTATCGGTACAAGAATCTCAAGGGGACCAGCGCTGCGGGGAATATCATCATGTCGTTTGATTACGACACGTTGGATGATGCTCCGACGACCGCTATCGAGCAGTGTCAGTCCACACAGTGGATTGACGGTGCCCCGTGGCGTATCTTCGAGCTTCATGTTCCCACAGACGGAAGGATCCTGTTTACTCGTTCCGGCGTAGTCTCTGCAACAGCTGATCTGAA